CGGACTTGGTGATGGGCGCTGTAGATGTTGAGGAGGCGATTTGTTTGAATTGTGGGGAAATAGTGCGAATGTGTGCAATTCTGGATCCACGGTGTGTTCTGTTTGCCTCTCCACCCTAGGGGTAGAGGCATCTTTTCCCGATTCTTTGAATCAGGGTAGGTTCACACCGAATGCCTGGGCCCAGAGTTGGGCTACGCTGGTATATTCTTGACCTGTTGCAGGATTGACCCCGGCTTGTTGCTGGTAGAGTGTAGCTGTCTGCTCGATCGCAGCCTGCTGTGCTTCTGTCAGAGGAGCACGCTCGAAGAGTCCCTTGAAGAAGTTCCAGAGACCAGGGCCAAACTCATCCTTGTTCGCCGCCCACCAGGTCCGAACGTCGGCGATGAGGTCATTGAGATCGTTAGGAGTACCGAACAGGATCTCTTTGCCAGTGGCAATCTCGATCAGCGTGATGCCGAGGTAGACGTTCTGAAATGAAAGAGCCTGGTCAACGGCCTCAGAGAACTTGTCGATTTGGTACGCGCCGACCAGGGAGTCGAACATTTCTTTTTCCCTATCCTGCAGGCTGATCCGAAACTCGATGACCTGGTCCGGCTTGCGCTTGCTCATCAGAGCACCCCGGTGATCGAGTCCCAGAGGCTTTGCCCGAGTCCCATACCTAGGATCCAACCGAGGAGAAACGCCATCCCGTTCTTCTGGAACAGGTCTCGAGCCTTTTCTGACATGTCACTCAAAAGACCACCCACTCAGGATGAGAGGGGAAATTCTCGAGGGCTTCCTCGGGGCTGTCGTAATCATCAGGGAGATTTCTAAGAGTGACTCGATAGGCGTTGATTTCTCCCTTAGCCACCGTTGACAAAGTGGCCCAGTAGTCACTGCAGTAAATCCAGTCTGTGATTTTCAAATGGTTATTCCTTAATGAACGCAGAGAAGGCCAGTCGGTTATCATGAATATATCCACCCTATATTCGGAAGATGGACAACGCCGGCTTCTGTCCCATCCCACGGATCGGGGAAGGTTGTTGCTGTTTTCGCTATCACGTTTTGAGTGCTCGAGATAGCGTTGAACAGGGTCCCAGTGTCAGCACTGAAGCATCCGTTGATTGTAGCTCTAGCTGATAGCGTGAATAACCAGGTCACCCAGTAGAGAGTCCCCGCGACAGAATCAGTAGTGCCGCTGAAATCTCCTGTCCTGGTGCCTGTTGAATTCAAATCTATTGTCGCTGCACATAATACAGCATTAGGAGCGCCCGCATCAGTAGCGGAATAAATCTTGACTTCTACTGAGCAACTGGTCCCGGCAGAATTCACAAAGAGCTGCGCCTCATCAAAATCGCCAGTCTTAGTTGCATAGAATGGCCGGCCATAGATCACCGTCGTAGATTGCATGGTAGGAGTGGAGCTTAACACAGGGTTGGCCATCGAGTTGTAGCCCATACCAGAGATCGCAGACTGTGGGTATGTATCGGGGTAGTATGTCGCCATCGTCTGTCCGCCTCCCCCAGCAGTCAGAAGCCCCGTCCACTCGCCGGCGCAAACTAATCTGGCCAGATTCACGAGAACTAATCTTCTCATTTCATCTTCATTCATCTCCTCTACAGCTATGGGATTGCCAGTTGCCTGGATATTAGCGAACGTTACATTGTCGAGATCGAGGTTCTGAAGGTTGGTATAGACCCTGGGCGACTTCTTGTTAGCGTCTGGTAGCGGCATGAGATCACCCGAGGAGTCCGTTCCACTCCGATTTTACCGATAATCTGGCCAGTTGACAGAGAATTAATCTTCTCAATTCATCCTCGTTAAGCATCTCGATAGTAATCGGGTTGCCCACACCGCTCATCTCGTCGTCATCTGCAGCTAGAGTTTCGAGATCTAGGTTCTTGAGTAGCTTGTAGACGCGTGGGGATTCCCCTGGGGCATCTGGAAGCGGCATCCTATCACTTCAATTGCTTCGTTCGAGACTTGCAGATCCGCTCTATGGTATCGAGATCCTTCGTACTGATGAATCCTCGAAGGAATAGTTTCTTTGATTTGGCCTCGATCTCGGCGAGTCGTCGGCGTCCAGCGGCCTTGGTGAGCTTGCCCATGGATCCCACCTCATGCGTTGGTTAGGAATTGAGCCTTGTAGTTCAGAGCGACGGGGATCGAGCAGCTTGAGAACGAAGGCTGCTGCGTGATTGGGTTGGTTGCAGCCGCTGACCCAACGACGTTGCCCAGGGCGTCGACGGTGAAGAAGCCCTGCGTCTCAATCTTGCTACCGTCTACGGAAGTGCCCATGACCTTGATTATGCGATCTCCCTGCAAAGTGTCTCCTATCGAATTCGAAGTCTGCAAATCTACTAGCTCATTGGTCGCTCCGCCAGTGGGCGTCACCACAAAGATCCTAGAAACACCTCGAGCAGTGTAGCAGGACATCGCAGCCTCTCTGTCCGCGGCAGAATTATTCATGTAGCGGACCTTATCGCCTGCCCTTAGTGTGTAAGGCTGGCAAAGGGAAGGTGCACCATCGGTGACGGCTCCCTTGACTGAGTAGGGGATGAGCGCGGCAACGAGGCCCTGAGAAAGAATGTAGCAGAATCCGGCCCCGTTATCTGAGGAAACTAGTCCAGCTACTACTGTCTTGCCTGGCGCGAAGTCTCCTACGTTCTGTGCACTCACACTGTAAACCGTAGAAGTCGTTAGATCGGATTGAGTTCCTTCTGCTAATTCTGCATTCAATGGGATATTGGTCCCGTCAGAGCAAACTAGGTTTCCTGTAACTGTGTTTGTTGCCATTTTTCATCACCACTCTATAATCTGACTCCGAGCCCAAGGGGCTTGATCAGCTTGTTCGCTTCTCTGAATGGTTTTGCCATAGTCTTCCTGAAAATCTTAGCTCCTGCATTGAAGGTTATGGCACCTATTGCCATGGGGACAGCATTGCTCTTAGCATTCTGCATGATCGTATTCATAGCTAGAGAAGGCTCGTTTAAGATATCGCCCAGGGAAATGACCCCGGCGCCTGACAGCGTCATCGAGGTGGCACCAAGGCCGACATCCGAAACTGACTTGTATCCTAGATCCGTGGATCCGGTGATGACTCCATAGGGTGATGTTCCCATGGTGCCTTCAGTTAGAATCGCCAGATTCCCATAGCCGACCGCCATGTTGTACAAACTGATAGTCTTCGGGCTTCTTCGGCGTGATCTCTTGGCTCGGCGGCGTGCCATAACGCGAGTGTTAGAAAACCTCGCTATTAATTATCACTCAAACTCTTCGAGACCCTTCTGAAAGGTACCGTCGGCACCCCTCAGTGACGCAGTACCCTCAATCGTGGTGATTTTGTTGCTTGCATACGCCTGAATCATCTGTGCAATCGCAGCTTGCACTGGGTTCACGGGATCGAACCCGCCCAGGACACCATCACCGAGCTGATCCATCGTCGCTTTGATGGCGAGAGCCAGGGCGGAGTCCAGTTCGACCACTGCAGCATCGAGTTCTGCCCGGATCCAGAGGGCTAGAGCTCCGAGAGCAAGCAAATTCAGGCTAGTTAGGGCGATTAGAAGGGTAATTGTGTCAATAGGCATAGGTGCTCCCGCTATGCTCCGGTGGTGCACCGCCCATGAAGGTGCTTATCTTGATGCTTTTCAGCCCCCCGCAGCGCCCACCCATCCTTGTTCGCCGTTAATAGTGATTGTCGAGTACTCAAACAGAGTTATTGTTATTAACTATCAATGCCGAGGAGAGGCCATGCCAATAGAATCAATCAGCCTCTCGCCCGAAGCACACGCTGTCTTCATCCAGTGGCCCAAGCACAGCCGAACGAACGGTAGATCGTATCATGTGAGCCGTTGCATACTCTTCTCACGCGTATGGGAGGCTGAGGTGAAGCGTCTGCAGAAGGAAGTGAAGCTCTTGGAGAAAGACAAGGAAGTAATGTGGGCGATGATCGAGGAGGCGAAGGAATGAGTCGCTGTGTAATTTGTAAAGAGGAGTTTGCAGTAGGGACCGTCCACTGGCACGATTACAAACTAGGCGATATGCACCTGGAGTGTCGACCATGAAGAAGGGCCTGTACCAGTGCCCACAGTGCCTCCAGTGGTGGGTATGGCAATGCAGGGACTCTACAGCCCATCTACAGCGCAAGTGCCGCAAGTGTGGCAAGAAGGTCCGCGCACAGCTAGAACGGCACTGGACTGGTCGAGGACGGCCTCGAGGATGGATCATGCTGCATCGACCTAGCCACACTCCAGACCAAGCTCTCATCGGCGAGTGCCGCACCAGGAACAGAAGGATCCGCAATCAACAGAGAGGGGAAAATTAATGCAATCTGGAAATCATACACCTAGGTACAAATTAACCGTGTCACTACGAGCGTGCGTCCTGGGGGAAATCATTTCCGGAAAGCGGAATTATGAATGCACTCGCTGTCATCGAGTTTTGAAGCGAACCAACGAATCCAGAGCCACGAAATGTGCTCGATGCTGCAGAGAGATCAGGGAGGGTGAAGATGGCGAGTGAAGATTGGTACGACGAGATCCCCCTCGAGGCTGACTGCTGGTACGGTTGGGACCTCTTCCTCGAGGACGCCAGCGTCGACACGCTGATCCGCTTCGTAGATTGGGGAGAGATTATGGACAATCTCAATCCGGACTTGGTGATGGGCGCTGTAGATGTTGAAGAGGCGATTTGTTTGAATTGTGGGGAAATAGTGCGAATGTGTGCAATTCTGGATCCACGGTGTGTTCTTTTTGCCTCTCCACCCTAGGGGTAGAGGCCTCTTTTCCCAATTCCTTGAATCAGGGTAGAGATACACCGAATGCTTGGGCCCAGAGTTGGGCTACGCTGGTATATTGTTGACCTGTTGCTGGATTGACTCCGGCTTGTTGCTGGTAGAGTGTAGCTGTCTCCTGGATGGCTGCTTCCTGAGCTGCAGTCAGTGGAGCTCTCTCGAAGAGTCCCTTGAAGAAGTTCCAGAGACCAGGGCCGAACTCATCCTTGTTCGCCGCCCACCATGTGCGAACGTCGGCGACGAGGTCGTTGATATCGTTGGGAGTGCCGAACAGGATCTCTTTGCCAGTGGCTATCTCGATCAGCGTGATGCCGAGGTAGACGTTCTGAAACGAGAGAGCCTGGTCAACGGCCTCAGAGAACTTGTCAACCTGGTACGCCCCGATCAGTGAGTCGAACATTTCTTTCTCTCGATCCTGGAGAGAAATTCTGAACTCGATAACCTGGTCAGGAGGGCGCTTGCTCATCAGAGCACCCCGGTGATCGAGTCCCAGAGTGCAGGGCCTAGTCCAGCACCCAGGAGCCACCCCAGGAGGAACGCAGCTCCGTTCTCGGTAATCATCTCCTTGGCGCGGGCACCCAGTGTAAGCTCACTCATCTGGTGCCACCGGCCAGTTGTCGGCGGCGTCGTTGGCCTCGTCGTGCTCCTGGGGGAGATCGCGTAGAGCCTGGCGGAACTCCTTCCAGGCTGACGATAGGGTGACATCCTTGAGAGCGTGCCAGTCCGAAGCGTCGAGAGCTGCGTTCCTCGCCTGTCTGACTTCGGCCCATGAGACATCGTGAGAATGAACTACGTCCTCTCGGTCATCGGCGAAGTGTTCTGTGATTGACCTAAGCATACTTGAACCCCCAGACTGGGATACCCATTCCATTGTCTCCTATAAGTTGAGAATTGGTGACAGTTGAAGGTAGATCGTAGTCAGACCCGCCGTTGTTGTAGAAGATTCCGTAACCAGTACCAGGGGCGTGTGTCATGCCGAGCTCAAGATAGAGAGCCTGCGCCGCCACCGCCATTCCGGGGACGGTCGACCCCTCGGGAGCAAACCCGATCCAGTAGGTCAAGCCAACGGTCAGATCGGGCGCAGTTCCCCAAGACGAAGACGTGTAGAGTGCGCCTCCACCGCCATTCACATCGATAGAGATGTCGCCGATTCTTGTTCCAGGGAGACCGTTGGTGCTCGAATAAATCGCAATCTTACAGTCATCCTTTCCCGAATTGGTAGTGGATGTGCGAACGGTCATAGCTCCCATTGTGCCCGTCAAAGGTGCGATGAAGCGACGGAATACAGCTTTGTTTTCCATGTTGGCGTTGGCGAGGGTGTCGCTTGTAGTGCGATCCCGAGCCCAGGGCACGAAGAAGTTGTACGTCGTTAGCTGGGAAGCGTCAATGGGTTCCAGGGCGTACTGGGTAGCTGACGCTGTAGTGAGCAACCCGTTCCACTCACCTGCACATACCAGGCGTGCCAGGTTAACCAGGACAAGACGCCTCATTTCGTCCTCGTTCATCTCCTCGACGGCGATCGGGTTGCCTGTAGATTGCACCTGAGCAAACGTTACAGAGTCTAGATCTATGTTCTGAAGGTTGGTATAGACCCTGGGAGACTTCTTGTTGGCGTCTGGTAGTGGCATGAGATCACCCGAGGAGTCCATCCCACTCTTGTTTGACGCTTAGACGAGCTAGTTGTACGAGCACCAGGCGTCGCAGTTCATCCTCGTTAAGCATCTCGATACTGATTGGATCACCCACGTTGGTGATGTTATCGTTAGTGACATTCGCCAAAGTGGTGTTCTTGAACAGTTTGTAGACGCGTGGGGATTCCCCTGGGGCATCTGGAAGCGGCATCCTATCACTTCAATTGCTTCGTCCTGGACTTGCAGATACGCTCTATGGTATCGA